ACTTGACCTGCTAAAACTTGTTTGGAGGAGCCTGAACTTGTTGTGTAGTCAACCGTTATTGTTTCTGCGATGTTATCCGTGCAATTAGCTAACACAGCAACACTTAAATAATTATTTTCAAAAACTCTTGGTGAATAATTTAATCTTTGTATTAATTTTATTGGCGTAACGCCCGCATCACTGTCAATCTGCAAATAGTAGCTAGGGTTTGTGGTAATTTCGCTTGAAATAACGCCTTGACTTAGTTTAAGGCTTCCTGTTCCTGCATAAGAAATAGACCAACCAGGCGCTATTTCAACACTTCCAGCTCCTGATACAGTAATTTCATAATAAGTTTGCCCTACGGTATTAACAAAATTAACAATTGAAAATTGTGGATTAGTAAATAAATTTTGTGAGCTTTCAAAAACATCAGTAGGGCTTGTGCTTTGAATTAAATTAGGCGGCCAACCTTGGCGCGTGAATTGCAAGACAGAGCCTTGTACACTTGGATCGCCACTCCAAACACGAATGAAATATAACTGTATATTACCTGGAGCCGAAGGTGTTCCATCATATGGAAATAAAAAAGGAATAATATCATCGCCATTATTATCAACAAAGGTTCCAACGCTTGAGAGAACTAATACAGGGCCAAGATTAGTATAGTCATAAGTTGTTCCGCCAACTAAAGATTGTTGATAGACATCTTTAGGCACAGTAAAGGCTGGGTCACTAAAGAACTGTACATAGCCGCCAGCCAAAGGAAAGCCTGTGTCTTTATTTACAAAGTACTCTTGCAAAGGAAAGCAAGCGAAGTACAAAGGATTAGGTGTTGGTGTCGCCATATTAAGTCCTTTTTTTATTACATCATTATGCTATTAGTTCGATGAATTTACAATTGCAACTATTCATTAATATCTTTAGTTAATATCAACTCCATAGGCGCAGATTTTTTTAAAACTTTACTAAGTTTTTCAGCGTAATTTTGACCTTTGGTTTTTTCTCCAGAAGCTGCTCTTTTAGCTTCTTTCATAATTTTACCAACTAATTTTGTTCTAGTTTGTTCGGAAGTTAATGGTTTTGTTATCAAGCGAGATGCTAAGCCAGGGATTGCGCTACCAGTCAATGCGCCAATCGCCGCTCCTGGAGGGCCGAACAAAGCTCCGCCCGCTGTTGCAGCAATACCGCTTCCTTTTAATGAAGATAAAATATCAGCTAGTTTTTGACCTGTTGGAGGATTGAACATTACTTGCATAGCTTGTGGATTCATTTCAACAAGACGCGCAAAATTATCGAATTCTTTACGAATAAGTTTATTTGGGAAAATAGCTTCTTTTTGTTGTGGCCCAAGCTTTGTCCATAAGTTTCTGAGTTTAGATGGGTTGATAGTGCCATCTTCATTAAATGCTGATGACAGCCAAGTATATTGGACTACACGCTGACCGTTTTCATCCATTTTTGACATTAGCTTTCTAGCTAAATTAGGTCTTTCGTGTAATTGATTTCGTCTTACAAAAAATGGTAGTAGTGTGTCAGGGTCAGCATTGCCCCTAGTAAATCTTGTAATATCTTTATCCATGAAAGGCACAACCTCCCGACGATAAAAATCACGAGCTTCAGTTCTGGCCTTATGAATATCTTCATTATCAGTTGCTTGCTCAATATCATCTTCAAGCGCATTTCTCAAATCGCCGTAGATTCCTGCTTTTACAGAATCACCTTTTCTAAAAGCATCGCTAGACAGTTTTCCTAATTCACTTAACAAATAATCAGTTTCTTTAATTGAAAATTCATTTTTTTCACTAGGTTTTGTTATTCTTTCTAAAAGTTTCAAGTCACCAGGGTCTCTAAATGCTGCCAAATCTGGATCTTGTTCAATTTTATCTAAAATATCTTGTGCCCTATCCCGTAGATTTTGTCGATTTGTTGTAACGCCTTGTTTTTCAACCAAATCATTATACTTTTTGAATAAAGCATCTTTTTGTTTTTGTACATCTTTTTCGGCAGTTTTAATACCTTGCAACAAATAATCACCAGCATTATTAAATTCAACATCACCACGAATCTTAGACATTAAATCTTGCGCTTTAGATTGGACTTGTTGACCAACTTTTTGCAATTGCGCAGGAACACCACTAAATTTTTGGTTGAATAATTGGTTTTCGTATGTGCGCGCTAAGGATGGATTTTCAATAACTCGCCCTAAGTTAGTTTCAGTGCCTCTGGCTGCCTCCAAATTTTGCTGCAATCTTTCCATAGGAATATTGGGGGCTAACATTCTGCTAGGCGCAAGACCTGGTATTTTTGTTGCTGCTTGTCCAGCGCCTTCAAACAGTCCACCCATAAGAGCTGCTTCTAATGGATTTTGTTCCTGCGTTGCCGCATAACCCGATAATGCGCCTGTTCGACCTAATGCCCCTGCGCCTCTGCTTGCAAATTTGAATGGGCTAGCTGCAAAACCTGTAAGTTGTTGTAACAAAACATCGCCAGGTTGTTGTTCTTGTAAGCCCAGCATTTGTTTTAATCTTTCACCAATATGCGGCGTATACTCTGATATTGTTTGCGCTGTTTGTGGCTCTATAAATCCTTTTTCAGCAGCATATTTGCTAGCTACTTCAGGCAATAAAGCAGGGCTAGTTATACCACCACCAATTCCCGCTAAAATATTTTTTGCAAATCTACCTGGCTGTTGGAACAATTGCGCTCCCGATGCAAGAGCCTCCTCAGGTAATTCAGTAGCAAAAGATTTGAGTGCGCTAGGAAATCCTGTTAGTGTGCTTTCAATATCGCTGACAACACCTTTCAGTCCTTTTCTAGAAGCAATTTCTTTATCTAAATCTTCAGTGCTTATGTGTTCGTATTCAGCAGGATTAAACATTATTTAGCCCCTTGTTGCATGCGATATTTTTTTAAAGCAATTAATTGTTCGTCATTAAGTTGTTTTGCATTTTTCTGGGAAGTTTCTTCTGGTGTAGAAAGTTTTTCTACAGACAATTTATCTTTTCCTTTAGCGGGTATGCCGAACTTGATTTGATTCATTAAATAATCACGTTCGTTAAATAATTTATTAGATAAGCTAATAATTCTATTTAAGTAATTCTCGTCACTTTCATTGAATCCTCTGGTTAAATTAACCTCAGCTCCTTTAAAAGCTCTTTCAAATGCAGGTAATTTAAGTGATTTGGATAACAAGTCAGTAATTAATCCGACTTGGGCATCAAAAGCCGCTCTTCTATCTCCGTACCACTCTGAATAACCAGGAGCACCTTGTTTTTTAACCATAGAAGCCAAATCTTGTATGCCTTCTCTTACTGCGTCAATAGAAGAAATTTGAGCCTCATGTTCTTTTCTGGTTCCGCTAGAAATGGGAATATTGCCCTCAGGTGCTCCTGTGACAATACCAGCATCTTTTTGTGCTTTAGCGATTTGGGCTTGAATTTGAGCTTGTTTATATTGTTTTTCAAAAGGTGCCAATTCTAATTGTGCTTGCTTGGCTTGCATTTCTAAAGGCAGTAATTGTCGTTCTTTAGATAAATTAAATAATGCTTGGTCATAAGAGGTTTTCGCCATAGGCTCTGCATATTGCGCTTCGATACCTTTCATTTTATTTGACAGTTGTTTAGCCAAAAAGTCTTGCGCCATCTGTTTAGGCTGGGTTTGCATTTGCATGTAATTGCCAAGGCCTTGCATGATAGCTTGCTGCAAATCTGGCATCGCACCTGCTTCTTCAGGCGTGAATCTAGGCATTGTAGGAAAATTTATCGCCATGTTGTCACCTATTTAAATAAATTTGTAAATGGGCTAAGTGCGCCAGAACCGCCAAGGATGCCCATTAAACCTTCGAGCAATTGCGATATTCCACCAGAACGCTGTTGATTCTGTGAAGCTTGCGACATTCCAGCCATTCCACCTTGCTGAGCCATGATATTAGCCAACATATCAGCATAGTTTGTGCTTGCGCCATAACCCATTTTGCCAATATCACCCATGCCTTGAAGACCTGTATTATACAATCCCATCATGCGACCCATATAATCACCAAAATCTTTTTGTGACAATGTTCCTGCAACGTCAGCAGATTGTAATTGAGCCATTGGTGTGCCTGTCATGCCCCCTGCTGCTGCTTGGTTTCCCGCAGCCCCAAGTGCTTGTTTAAGAGCAGATTGAAAACCAGGAGATTGTTGATAGCCACCAGCAAGTTTATTATAAACATCACCAGTAGAGCCTGTGAGTTGGCCATATTGGCCCATCAAATCACCAAGTGCCGATTGACCTGCTTGCATGTAAGGACTCAAATATTTTTCTGTAGCGCCAGGAATTTGTCCATATATTTTGCTTGCAGCATCATAAGGGCTTTTTTGTTTGCCGAAAATGTTAAAAAGACCGCCACCAAGCCCAGCTATTCCAGAACCAATTGAAAGTTGATTTAATAATTTAGTTAATTCTGAGAAATCTTGTTGCTCTGTTTTTTGTTGTGCCATGATGTGTCCTTATGGTGTATAGGGTATTACTTTGAATACAGGATTTCCGCCGATATTAATGGCAACTTTTACTTGGTTTACTGTTGTGTCATAAACCATTGTGCCATATGCGCAAGTCTTGCGTCCTTGTATATCTACATTGTTTTGTATTACCAATATATCAGCGCTTGTTAATGATGGCAAAACGACGCCCTCGCTGCCGAATAGTCTTTGTAAATTGCTTATTAGCACTTGTCGAAAAGTAAGCTCATCGTCAGTTGGATAACCTTCCTTATCAACCATTTCACCCATATGTAAGTTAGGAATGCGGGTAACATTTCTATCGCTTACGGTTGTCATTGATACACCTCCAATACTCCATTAGTGCAAACAAAGCGACCAAAGCCACTGAATCGAAGTTGGAATGTGGCATCATTTACAATTCCTAAACGCTGATAGATAAAGCGTGACTTGCGTTGTCCAGTAGGATTCATATTTAAACGCCAACTTGAGCCAAAATTCTCACCGCCATCACGAGAAATGCTTAGGTCTACAGCCTCTGAATAGTTTACTACATACTCAGTTTGACTAACAGTTGCCTCAATACCAATAGGATTGCCAGATTCTGTCGTAATATCAACATAAGACTCAGTTGCTAATATTTGCCCAAGTGTATTAGATTGTACTGGCAATAATGTGCGAATATTTTTTTGTCCATTCTCAATGGTAAAACCTAGACTTTTAGCAATAAAGTATCGCTGCGTAGGCAATCTGACTGGGGGTGTTATGCGGATCCGAGGTATTTCATGGGGTTTAGCAGCCTCGCCAATACCATAAATTGCGTCAGTGTATTGCGTGCCAAAACGATAAATATCACCACCATTCAGCGATACAAAATAATAATCGTTGCCAAATAAAACAACTTGTCTCGCAATATGGTAATTTAACTTTTCATCTGATACGTTGAAGAATAAGCCTGTATTGAAGTCGTAAGCATAACTAATATTGTCATCAGGAAATGTAAACTGATAAATCATATGGCCATCTTGCCTGAACAAGAAACCAGTGCAGTTTGTTGGATTTGTTAAATTTGCTAAAACATATGATATACCGTCAGTAGATATCATTTTGGTTTGGCTGCCTGTAGCATACATGATGACAGGTCCAGACTGTTCATTAACAGCAAGCCACACAATTAAGTTATCAAGCTCAGCAACACTTGAGGCATTTAAACAGCCATAATCCACATTATAAGTTGTGCCTCGTTGATAAGGGAATAATGCCGCGCCTACGTCTTGCCAGCTTTCTGTGACGTTTGTTCCCATAACTAATAAGTTATTTCCGCCGCCTGGTACAGGAATAGCTGCCTGTGTTCGTGTGGGCTTAGTTTGAATGGAGCCAACAAGTTCGGGGTTTGATGCGCCAATAGGCCAGCTAAAAGCATCATTAAACCCAGAAAGAATCCAATAGTTTGTATTTTGACAAGCTAAAATAAATCGACCATTTTGAAATGATATATATCCAGGGTTGCTATAGATTGTATAATCATATTGGGCTGCTGTAAGCTTTGTAATGTTGCTATCAGTATTCCAATTGTATACATAAACATAAACGCCATCAGTAACACAAATTTGCGCATTGTTGTTTTCTGCAATATAGACATCGCCATCGTAAGTTTCTAGTGCTCCCCTAGAAAATGCTTGCAGTTGGCCAGTTGTTGTATTTTGCGTTATCTTATAAAAATTATTTCCAATTACAGCAACCATTAATTCGCCATTGAAGGTTGTATATAAACCTCTTCCTTTGGCTGATGAATTCAAAATTAATGCTGTCGCATATCCTGCGTAAGGTACTAGAAAGTCATCACTAACGATGAAGTTCCAGGTTTGTTCTTGACTTATTTTTGGGTAACGTCCAAAGTTGGAGCCCCCTACTATTTTGAGAGGCACATCTTGTATTTGTTGTATGGCATTAGGTGCGGGCATATTACTCTCTTATAGTAAATAATTAATACAAAACGATTAAAAGGGAAACCATCCCTTGCTCAGATTTATAGCCTGCCAGTCAAATGGGCTTCTTCCTGGGAAGAATGTTGTCTTACTTATAGATAAATCTGCGGGGCTAACATCAAGTATTTTTGCTTCCATAGCCCGAAGTTGCGCTTTTGATTCATCAGGAAATGTTGCCCCATAGTCTGAGCAAATGTATTCAGCTAATTGATAACGCAAGAATTCGATATAGTAAGGGTCATATTCTAATGACAAATCTGTATCAAGTGATACTTCATCTAGCCCAAATTTACCACTTAACTTCATAACATAATCGCCTTGCGGTAAAAAGTATAAAAAGATTCTCATGCCGCCCTTTTCGCGCTCAGGGCGGTAGGAGAAAGGCAAAGATTGAATACCGTCAACTCGGCCTGTATCAAAGAATTCATGTCGGGTTAATTGTCGCATAGGATAACGCACAGTCCCGATGTTGTACGTCAACGCGTCTACATAAAGTAGTTTTGGAATAAAGTATTCTTCTTGTCCTGCAACCAGTGTTATTGCATCTCGTTTAAAATATGGGATTTCACGTAAATCCGTTGATTTAAACTGCAATAATGCATTAAGAAGAAACAAACCGTCTTCAATTTGTTCACCTGAGACGGTCTGTAATTGTCTACTAACTATCTGAGACAGATAGTACGCACGAGTTATAAGCATTCGAGCTGTATACGCCATAATATCTGCCTCCTATAAATTAGATTGCGAACTGATAACCACCAACATTGATTGCAGCAGCAGCAGCACCAGCACTCACTTTATAATTAACTTTAGGATCGCCAGAAGCTAAAGTCGCAATACACAAGTCTTGGCTAGATACAACAACAGCGGCAACTTGGCCAGTGATAGTAACCATATCGCCAGTACCAGATGCAGGCTGTAACTTCAATGTCTGACTAGCAGCGCTTGGAGTTAATGCAGAGCTAATAAACACAGGAGTGTTTGCAACTGCAGGAACAAAAGCACTTAAATCAATTGCAGTGTAAGAAGTTGCATTACCAGCAGTGATTGCAGTAGCTTGAGGTGCGTCATACATAAATGTACGCCAGGTTGACTTATCGTCAGTCCAGTAACCTTTTAGGAAGGTAGAACCCGCGCCTGTTGCAACATAACCGATTAAAGCATAAGCACCATAGCCATAAGGAAGCAAAGGTGTGCTAGAAGCAGAAATCATTGCACCAGTTACATTGTAAGCTTGTGGGTCAGCTACAACATAAACATAATATAAAGTGCTTGCAGCTAATGCGCCTGTGTCTAATCCATTCAAGCCATTTACTGCTGCATTAATTGTAACTGCAACATCTAAGTTTAACTGGAAGGTTTTGCTTGAATCTAAAATGCTTCCTACTGCAACATCTAATTGAGTGTTTGGAGTGGTTGCATTGTTACTCAATCCTAAGCCATAAGCATAAGGGAAGAGCGCCTGATTAAATGATTTGTAAACAGTCATGATTTTTATCCTCTTAAGTTTAAAGAGGCGGCTTTCACCGCCCTACGCTTATAATGGGAAACAGTAACGTAATGAGTTTTCAGCAACTAAGGTTGAACCCCAAATACAGTCACGTACATAAGCACGATTGTTAAGACCGAATTGAGAACCGAAATAATGACGAATAGACGCACCTGAATCTTCATCAATACTGGTAACAGTGGTATATGGTGATTCGTCTGGTAAACGTGGCATCGCTAAATAGAACTGGTCGCCTGACATCAAGATACCTGCACGGTGTGAAGGTACTGGTGTTACGGTCATGCCAGCTTGAATAGCGTTGTTCAAGTTTTGGTTTTGGTTAGCAGCTGAAACTAAACCAACATCATTGATGGTTTGTAATTGCACTGTAACTTCATTACCAGCACTTACAGCGTCAGCAATAGCGCGGAACTGTACTGGTTGTTGGCATGGTTGATGGCCAATAAAGGTCAAAAAGCGCATGTTTGGTTTACCAGCAACGCCATCGTTGAATTGGAACAAATCACCAGCTTTAATAGCATCAGCACTGTTACCGACAGAAGCGTCAGTGGAGAACTTAATGCTTGTTACGTTTTGGCCTGTTGGGTCATTGGTAGAAACAACAGTTAATACGTTAGCAGGAGCAGCAGCTTCAGCAATGCTACCTGAAACATGAACAGGTAATAAGTTAGACTCGTACCAGTCAGAGTTAGCAAAACGACCTAACATCCAACTTGATGCTAATTCATTGTTTCGGTCCATTGCAAATTGGTTTAAACCAGAGCCAACAATCGCAGGAATGTTTGCAACTGGTAAAATTGCCATCATTTTATGAGTAGCTGCACCAAAATCTTCAAAATTGGCTACTGATTGTGCTAATTGTGTAAAACTATTAATAGGTGTGATTCCGTCCCCATAGAAACGGAAAGGACCTGATTTATATTGGGTAGCTCCGAAAGTAGCTGCTTGTGGATCATTAACAGTTACGCCAGACACGAAGTTTTTAAGAATATCAGCTTCAATTTTAGAGCCTAATTCTTTCATGGCGGCCATACCGAATCTGTCCATATATTCTCTTACGTTGAAGATGAATTGTTGGTCAGTGTATCCAGCACTTACGTTAGATGCTTGAGAGCAAACTAATGATTGCACACGTTGTACAGATGGTTGTTGTGTAATCACAAGACCATTGTAAGATGTGAACCGTGGAGTGGTATCAAAGGTTACAGTATCGCCTAAGTTGCTAGGAGCTGTGGTATTAAAGTCTTTAAACTTTTTGTTGGACATGCTGATACCGACAAAGCTATTTAATAGCCAAGCCAATTCAGCCTTTTGATAGGTTTGAACTATCTGTAAGACGTTAGTAGGTGTAGAAGGCATTTTGGTCTCTCCAGTTAATAAAAAAAATCTTCTTAACTGGAAGGACAATAGCGAGTTTTTTAGCCTTTAAACATTTTTCTAAAATCACTCACCGACATAGAGCCATTGTCCATTCCAGCCGTAGGTGAAGGTTTTAGTTGAGAGTAGGGGTCACGAGCTTGAGCTTCTTCAGCTTTTGCAGACATATTTTGCTTGATACTTGCAGATAGCTTTTGCAAGTTTTTCTGAGCTAAATATGGCTGGTCTTGAATATCCGACAAGATTTGTGAAAGCTTGTGGGGATTATCAAGAACCTCTTTCATAATGTCGCCAGTGTTTTCCATGTCATTGACCATTCCGATGAATGAATGGATTCTGGGGTCATTATAATTGAGCTGATTGAGTTCTTGTTCGAGTCCAGGATATTGTTGTTCTGCCACCTGCATTTTTTGCACAAAGCTATTCACCATTTGTTGCTGTTTTAATTCAGCAAGTTGGCCTTGAATATGCTCTTGTGTCGCACGTGTCGCTTGCTCTTGAATCATTCGCTCAATGTCAGCTTGTGACAATTGCGCCATTCCACCTAAGCTTGGAGCCTGTTGTGGGGCTGCTTGTTGTTGCTGTTGCTGAGCTTGTAATTCTTGCATAGCTGCTAATCTCCCTTTTTCAAAAGCTTTTTGTTTTTCCCGTTTAACGACATCAGCAACTTGAATTCTATTGAACACAGGCGCTTGCAAATCGTCATTAGGAGCAGTTTCTTGCTCTTGTGCTTCAGGATTAGTGATTTCAGTATCAACAATATTCTCTACTTCTTCCATTTAAAACCCTCGTTTGACTTTCTGTCGGTGTCACCGTGATTCAATACATTTCGCTGTAAGGTTGCGCCCAGGATGCCGTTTGGGGACGTAATACCCTAATTATTCACTATAGAAACATTTTGTGTCAAGCGTTTGCCAATGTTTCACGTGAAACCACATATAAATTTCCACGCTGTATGTTTTTTAAAGCCTGCGTAATTAGGAACTTAATATTTTTGACATGGTTTTTAGAATCATAAATTTCCCAGTATTCGCTTAGAAGCTTTTCAACTTCATTCAAAGATACTTTACCATGCCTTGTGTGGCCGCAAACAAGCAATAATATTCGGTACTCTGTTTCGCGCAAATAAGGTGCAAATTTATTTAAATAACTAAGGTCTTCACATGCAGTTAATAATTTATCTAAATTTTCATTCATAGGATTCACAACTATGTTTCACGTGAAACATCTACTGTTCGTGATTCGCAAACCGCGAACAGCGAATGTTATTTCTTTTTCTTTTTGGATTTGCCAGCATTAGTTAGACTAGCAGCTATTGCTTGTTTTACTGGATGTCCAGCCCTAACCATTTCGGAAATGTTGGTGCTTATTACCTTTTTACTTTTACCTGGCTTTAGCGGCATGATTTTTTTCCTTTAGCTTTCATGGCTTTAGATTCGTCTTTGCGTGCTTTCTTCTCCATACCTACTTCACCATAAGCTGTGCCTACTGCTCTTTTTTTGGAATAACCAGCTTTTTCCATAACTTTCACGTTATGCGACATACCTTTGGGGGTGCCAGCAGCTTTGCCTTTAACAAGCATGCCTTTTTTAACTTCTTTCTTTACTTGTTTCATTTGCATTTCCCCTTCATCATTTTTTTCATCATGGATTTGTCTTCTTTGACATCTTTCTTTTCAGATTTTTTAATCATTTTAGAAATGAGTTTTTTGTCTTGTGCTACATCCATATGTTTTGCTGATTTTGCAGGTGCTTTCTTTTTCATGATTAGCTTCCAGGGTAAGTTTCAGAATATATATAATTACGCTCTTCGCTTAAAATTTCAACCATTGATGCCAAGCCTAAATCAGAAACACCCATTAGGGCGGTAGATTGCTCAATGACTTCCATTTCAGGCTCAAAATAATCAAATATTACAAGCGCTATAGCGCGCTCAAACATGCCATTTGGTTTCCATATCCACCAGTTAGCAACAGGCTGCACGTCTGTTACGCGCGGCAAAACTATATCGCTTCCGCTGTCATCTTTAAGCAACGTCTTCATCAATCTTTCCTGAACAAGTCAGAAACAATTTTGTTTCTTTCGTCCTTAGATGCGCCGCTTGTAACTTTATACATGGTTTGCATAATTTCACTTCGAGTGTAACCATCGCGTTTCATTTTTTCTACGCCGCCAGGCTGTGTAATATGGTGTTCAGTGATTTTATATTTGCTCATTTTATGTCCTTATAGGTTATAAAAAGATTTTTGTTGATTGTGTAAGTACTTGGCATGCTGCGTTGATGCTTCTGGGCTTTCAAATATCCCAAAATGCTTTCCAGTTTTTTTAAAATGCGCTACAGCTTCTCTTTCTGATAATATTTTACCGTCATCAGTTACTCTAGGTATCAAATATTCATTACCATCTAAATTAACACCCATAGAATAAGCAGTGCTCGTGCCACCTTTTGGGTTTTTTACTAAAGGGCGATTATAAATATCAATATTTCCAGGCTTAACCATTCCAGGAAAACCTCTTTCAGGAACAATTGGATTTACCCCATAACCATACATACCCTGGAGTATTTTATTCAGAAGACTGTGCACTTTGCTCTCCGACTAACTCTTTCATGCCTTTTTGTATATCTATTTGATGCGCCTGAGCGCGTTGTTGCACTTCAGCTAGTTTTGCCGCTGACTCCAGCGCATGTACTTCAAGGCTGGTCTGTGACTCTTCCAAACGCACAGCACTATCAATTTGAGCTTGCGATATTTTTGCTTCGGCTTCAAGTATTTTTGCATCAGCTAATTCTTTTTCTGTAGCTAAGCGAGCCAATTCAAACTGATTTTCAATTTGATTTTGTTGTACATCAGATTGAGCTTTAATCATTTCAGCTTGCGCACGAATCATTTGCGGGTTCTGCATCATCGCTTGTTGTTGCATTTGCATGGCCTGTTGTTGCTGCTGAGCTTGCTCTTGTAAATATGGGTCGATTGATTCTTGTAATCTATCCGCGCCATAAATGGTTAGGTTAGATACTAAGATTTTAAGGCCCTGAGGACTATTCATAAACTGGCCAAACTGAGGGCTTGCTTGCATGAGTCCAACTATTTGCTCAAGCGCTTTATTTTTTTGTATTTGGAAGTTTACGCCTGCATCAATGTTGACTTTGACAGCACGGTCTTTGTAATCAAGCACTGGTTTGCCTTCCATATTAATTTCTTGATAAGACTGTTCGCCGTTGCTATCAATCACAGGGATAGTGCGTTTACCCACTAAATATTTAGGCATCAAATCTACAATGATATTTCCAATTTGAGTTAAGCCTTGTAAGTAACCGACAATGTAAGGCATTGCCGCAGAGTTTCCTTGGGAGGCTGTTTCGATAACAGCTTTTCCAGACAATCTTGTGTCGTCTCGGCCGAGATTAGAAGCATAAGAACCCAAGATAGTTTGTGTGGTTGGGTCAGTAACTTGGAATGCACCCATAATTTCAGGCGGCGCACCTTGATTAACCACTTCACGAATAGGTTGCGGAATTGCTTTGTTAGGATCATTTTCATAGAAAGCATTCACTACAATTGTGTTGGCTTTTTGAATGTCCGTTAGCGCCTCAATATAGTCGTCTTCCTGGGGAATAGCCTCTTTCATCACAATAAACTTAGATTGTATTTGGTTTTCTAAGTAGTTTGCTAAACTAATACCTGCGAAGTTTTTGAGATCTTGAATACCTTTGGCGTGATAAACGTAAGGGCGCGTCATCTGGTAAGTTGTATTCGATGTACCTTGAGTCAAATTGATTGAATTGCCATCAACAAAAACATAGGGCAAAAAAGTATAATCTGTTTCTTCATATTCGAGCACTTGGTTTTCAATCAAACGATATCGGCAAACTGTTTCAAGCTCTGTCCAACGCGGCTTGCCCATTACAATTGGCAGCTGCTCAATAAAATTCATTTCTTCCCAATATGCTTGCATTCGCTCATAATCTTTGACTGTCATAACTCGACCATCAGCAAGTCTTACAATGCGAGTACGTCTTTTCTTTTTCTCGAAATAGTCGACAACAAGAATAAGTTTTTTGCCCATGGCATCTTTATATGACCAATTAAACCCCTCGAAGTCCCTTTCATAATTTATTCCTTTAAGTTCTACATCGGGGTAGTCGCGTTCAAAATCTTTTACATCCATAGGAAAAACTTCAAAGCAATATTGGCCATCACCCTTATGTGACGCACGCGCTGCTGGATCAAATCCGCATAAGGTTGGGTCGAAAACTCGTGATAAATAAATTTGTTGATTGAAGCTCATAGGGCTTGAATAGTCAGTCCAAACCTTAGCCACTGAATAACCACCAGATAATAAGTCTTTATAAATCTCATAACTGAAAGAATCTTTATCAGCTTGATGAAGGATGTGTCTAATATGCCCTTCTACCACATTTAAAACTTCATAAGGTATAGGGACGCCTTCAGCGGGGGTCACACAAATACTTGGCTCTTGTTGTGCGAATTCACCGAGAAGACGTGATATGTAAGCTTCCAAAATATTAAACTCAAGCACAGGACGATGCAACTGCATCATAGCTGCTTTTTGCTGCTCAGTTATAGATTCTTTAAAAATATATTTTCGAAACTCGTGAAATCTTTTATAGTTATCTTGAAAATATTTATAAGACGTAGAAACATCTTCTTTAATGCGTGCTAGTTTATCTGATGCACTTTTAGCTACTGTTACCATAAAGCTGTCCCTTAGCGTTGAGCAACGTTCTTTGTTTACCCATAATCTTACCAGCAGTTTGGCTTGTTTTGCTACTATTTGTTATTTGAGAAATTGGCAACGCAAATGTGAGACATAAACTATCTGCTGTGTCGCTCGAACGAATGCCTCTTTTTTTCATTTCATCTTTCTTTTCCATGACTAATCTGGAATTGCTATCAATGCGGTAACGTGTTCCGCAAATGTCAGAATGGAGTTCATCAGAGTCAGGTATTTGACAAGGCTCATCTTCAAGCCAGGATTTAAGTTCGCCCCACATTTCAGACCGCTTATTACTGTATTTACGACCATCAAGCGGTGTTGAGCCAGCATTAATGCCGACGACGATATGCCCATGCCCTAATTCCTTCAGTCTGTCTACAACTCCTGCGCCAAGACCGCCAACATCTACAAAAACTTTGGCAGGTTGCTCGTTGACGATAATCTGATTGACGATTCCGACAAGCTCCATTGTGTCCTTTTTGACATAAGTCTCAAGACCATACGCCTTACGTCCTTTGCGTCTGATAATTGCTGATCTATCAGCGCCAAAGCGAGCAGGGTCAACACCGACAACAAGATGCCCGTAATCGTCCACTTGGATTGTTTTGCGAGCACGCAAGACAAGCTCATTAGCGACATAACTATCTTCACCAGTAAGTTGAAATGCCTCAGCGCTATTGCAAGGATACTCTTGCATAAATGATTTAATGCCATCAGTGCCATTAACACTAAATTCTGCTATCTTGTTTCTGCGCCAAGCAATTTGATTTAATGTCAATCTATATTGACGCATCAATTCTTCTTCGTCAACTGTCAATGTAAACCCGTGATGAGGTGTTACTTGATATTCGTCTTGCCAAAACCACGGCACAAAGATTGCAATGTATTCCGATTCGCCAGCCTCTGCTTTTTGCCATTGTTGATGAAAAAAATTCCCTACCCCATTTGCTGTAGACTCAAGCACAATTTCCGTATTTGCCGCGTTAGGAACTGCTTGAAAGATACCTTTGGCGTGTTCGCTGGCATGGTTCCAAAATGCAACTTCAGAACCATGTAGAAGTTGGATTGTCGCCGAGCGACCGACACTTTGATTTTCGGCAGTACCCAATTTGTATCCGCTGTCGAGTTTCCCAAAAATAAGTTCTTTTGCATTTGATGTGGTAACGGACGGTTTAAGTAATTCTGGTGTATTTTCATAATATCGTTGCGCCATTTTGTAAAGGTTGTTAGTTGCATCTAAGGCGTGAGTCAAAATGAATGCTTGTGTACCAAAGCGATGTATAACTTGATGGTAATATCTTGCGCCAACATAAGTAGAACACCCTTGTTGCCTGCCCTTCAATATCAATGCGCGCACCTTACCAGTCATCGCTCTTTGTTCTTCAAGCTTGGCGTGTATGTAAAGTTGCGCACGATTAAGTGTGAAAGGTAGAATCTGCCCTTCTTTTGTGCGAATCTTAAGGCATTTGTTAGCAAAATGCGGAAAATCATCTTTCAATTTTTGTCTAATTAATTTTTCACGTTCAGATAATTTAGTCATAGAGGATAGCTATGGGAATAAAACTTGATATTAGTGAAGATTATACAATTGGTCAAATTGCTTTTGACTGTCAAAGTATAGATGACGTTCGCAAAATTGGTGATATACTTGGCATCGTAGGATTTAACATGCGTTTTGCAAATATAGTAATGAAGGATAAACTAATGGAAAATAAGAATTTATTAGACCAAATGGTTGCACAGGTTAATCAATTAGAAGCTACTGCAAATGATTTGAAAGCCTATTACAACGGCCAAGAACTCCCACAATACATTGATTTTATTGTCACCCATATAACAGAAAATTTAGCCCCAGGCTTACGAGGTTTCATCTCTCAAGCTAAAACTATGGAAATGTTATATAAGGGAGAAGAAGTAAATGGTATTAGATAAAATGTATGAGCTGTTTCTAAATGATATTAGACAAAAAATAAACGATGATTTAGCTAAAGCTTTAGATGAGCGTGATGCCCAATATCATCATTTTTTTAAAAAAATTGAACTTATAGCTCAAAAAGTAAACGAATTACATCTTAGAGTTAACAGTTTATCTAAATTTGATAGAGGCAATATAGAGCAATTTATCTCAGATAATCAAAGATTAATAAATAGTTATAGCGAAGGCGTTCACAATGTATATAAAGAATTTCAAGAATTTAAAGAAGAAGTATCTAAAGCTTTTAATGCTGTTAATGTAATGCTTCCTGTGAAGGTAAAATACATACACATCGATGATTTAGATTTAAATGTAAGAACTAAGAATTGTTTATTAGCCGAAGGCTTGCATACAGTTGAAGATATAGTAAATTTTCCATTTAAAACAGGCAACAAGAGAGCTATACAACTAATCCCAAACCTGGGTAGGAAAAGTTACAACTTATTAGCCGATGAAATTGCTAAGCATGGTCATGTAATTCGTAGATGGAAGCAATGATAATTGTTTAAGCAACACAATCACATGAATAACCCAGCTCACAACTGGGTTATATAAAATGCGCTGTTAATTGTACACATGAGAATTTGTTAAATGTTTATGGAGAAATATGAAATTCTATTATTACTATTCAGCGATGAATGCTGGCAAGACGACATCCCTTTTACAATCAGCATATAACTATCAAGAGCGGGGCATGAAGACACTTTTATTGATTCCTGCTGTTGTAGGTAAAACTAGAATAGAGTCTCGTATAGGCCTTTCTAGCGATGCGATGGTGTGGGATGCCGATACATTTGACGCAAGTTTACTTAGAGACATAAGTTGCGTATTTGTAGATGAAGCGCAGTTTCTCACAAAAGCACAAGTCACATTTCTTGCAAGTGTCGTAGATATTTCAGATATACCAGTTCAAGCCTATGGATTGCGCACTGATTTCAAAGGCGAACCATTTGAAGGCAGTAAATATTTATTAGCTTGGGCTGATGAAATTAATGAAATTAAAACAACTTGCTCTTGTAGCAAAAAGGCAACGATGAACATCCGTATAGATGCAGACGGCGAACGCATAGACGAAGGCGCGCAAGTTAAAATTGGGCGTGAAGAATCATATGTTTCAGTGTGTAGAGCGGATTTTTTTAGGGGTAAATGATGAATGAATTCACAAAAGAAGAGCTTGAGTTGATCTATTATCATTTAGAAAATGAGCCAGCTGAATTAACAAATAAGATAAAATTTATGATTAATAATTACAAAGAAGAGAACGAAAAATCATTTAATAATATGATTGGTGAGTTAAATCAAAAATTAAGTGATTTTATATTAAAAGATTTTGAATCTGCATTTTCTGTTAAAACGCTGAATAAAAACAATTTTGAAGAATTTGCACAAAAACTTAAAGATTTAGGATTACAAAAATAATGTTTATAGAATTATATATGGATAATGGTTTTATAGTTTTAAACACTAATCATATTGTAAGTTTTCATGTTGATGAAGAAACATCCCCGTCATTTGCAAAAGAATACACAAAAACTATTGTATATATTAAAACAATCGATGGCGTGACTCACACAAATACTTTCTTTCATTTAGAAGAAATAGAAAGTCATGCTGATGCTGATTATTTTTATGATAAATTAAAAAAGATGCTTAATGTTGTTGATGAAATAGATTAATTATTCAAGCTCTTTTAACGCATCTTCATGTTTTACTGTGACTGTCTGCTCAATGGTTTGACGGTCGCCGTAAACTTTAGGTGCGAGTCTAGCGGCCATCCAGCGTCTATGCGCGACCTTTTCCTTAAGCAATGTTGCACTTACAGGGTCATATCTTTCATTCCCAGCGTCATCAAAGTAAGTTTTAATTTCTAATGGTATCAAATCTTCACATTCTTCAACTAATAGTTGGGCTTGAAATTGTTTAGCTTGGTCATACAAAGCGCAAAACTCTGGAATAGTATGTCGCCAACGTTTAATTGTTTGCTGGTCTGGCATATCATCGTACATTTTACATAATGCTTGAATGCCAATAGTATGCGTTGCGATTCTTTCGCAAATTATTTTGGCTAATTCTATATTATAACTAGATGGTCGGGACATATTCATACTCAAAATATGTTTTTATATCATCATTACTAAGTTTTAAGTATTTAACAAGATTTCTTAAATTTATACCTGCGGGTTTAAATCTGTCGCGCTCCCATGAGCGTAAAGTATCATCTCCCACGCCAAGCAACTTACTAAATTCAATTTTTTTATAACCACAAAGCTCACGCTTGTAAGCAATAAATTGACCTCTAGTCACTCAATTACTCACTACGACGGTTTCTAGATTTTTTTTGAGGCGGCATAGAAACTTCTTCAACATCTCTTTCCTGTTCTTCCATTTCTGTTTGCTCATCATCAATGTCTGCCGATTCATCAACATAACTTTCATCATGCTCTTCTAAATCGGACAAGTCAACATAGCCAACGCCACCGCATACATAACATTTTTTACGCATACCACCTAAACCTGTTGCGTATTTTTGGCCTCTACATTGTTGACATCTTTGATGCATCTTATCCCCAAAATCTGTTGATAAATCTGTTTATAAAACTAAAAAATGCGCTTTTGACCCAATGATTCTGCGGGTGCAAGTTAAGATGTTAACTTACCAAACAACATGTAATATGTCAAATCCATTGGTAATATTTTTTGGTACCCACCATTTGCTACCTAGCTGCTGGGTAGCTCTTACCACTTACTACCTAGTAAATTAGTAAAATAAAGCTTGACATATAAGCCAGCATTGCTATAATGCAATCATTAACAACGAGTAGCGGAGAATACAGATGTTTATAGAAAACGAAGATAGATTGCGTGATTACTTTGACAACATGTTACAAAACGGCATTTTTGGCAACGATGGCAACTTAGTTTGCATTGACGAGCCAAATCCCCCATCAACCGAAGATATGTCTGTATATGACTTAATGGGCGATGACTACTATCCGTACATCACAAAAAACAGTGATGGTGATTACACAATATCTATTGAAGATTATCACAACAATGTTGTTGCAGAAAATGGCGAAGCTAATATGTGCGTTCTAGATGGCTTTGCAGAGTTTTGCCAACGCTTTTTAACTTCATATGAACGCATTAAAGGTAAAAAATAATGAATACCCTTCTAGCTATTATTTTTGCTTGGGGCGTGGTTCATACATTAAAGAACTACATAGAATCAAAAAATGATTATGATCGTGACGAGTAGCGGAGTTTATTATGAATTTACATCATGAATGTCAATGTGATTGCCCAACTGAAGACATGCATTATGAATATATGTATAGCGTATTAGAAGAACAAAAATATTATTTAACTGAATATGACCTTATGAACTTTGGTGCTGAGTGGCTTAATCAAACTTTGGCTAAACCAAGGAGCTATTGATAGCCATCAGCCCGCGCAGTATATCAAAAAAATTTTATTAACCAAGGAGCAAACATGAAAAAAGTAACAACTTTATTATTTTTAACAATAATTTCTACCGCTGTTTTAGCTGAAACATGTGTAACGTATAGTAATGGCGTAACCATGTGTTGGTAATTACTTTCTAATGCAACACAGCTTGCCTGACTCAGCCCAGACTTGTATGTGAAAGGCAAGTTGCTCTGTTGTATATTCCCCATTTTTAATATCCTCAACATCACAATCAGCTATTAGGTTTTCACGCACTTCACGCAAATTCGTTTGTTTGTCTTTCGGCAATGATTTATTTGCCAAATCCACGGCTTTTTTAGTTTCCCATTTAGCATCTTTTACCGTAGCAGTTCCGTCCAATATGGATTTTATGTGCGTCAGATGTGGATTCATTTCAAACTTTCACGCATTTTAGCGATATTAGATAAACTTGTTTGTGTGTGAACTACTTCTTTTAAATTACGAAATGCCTTAGCCTCTTCCTGAGCTCTTAGCTGCTTTTCTTTTCTATACTGTTCTTCTTGTGCTGCTGTCGTTGGATAATCGCTTCTAGGTGCTTTATTTTGCGTTTTATCGGCATATCTGTTTTGGATCCACTCAGCTTTAAAACCTTGCCAAGTATTTAATATTGCTTCATCAATACATTGTTGAGCCGTATATCCTAAATCGACCGCTTTTTGTATTTCATTGGTTAATAAATTCCAAGCATGCTCAGTTAAAGGTTTTTTTATTGCCTTTCGCATCTCAATGTAACCTTTGAGCGTCTCATCACTTAAGCCAAAGGGGTTATGTTTTTTAATATCAAATTTTTGTGTGCGTTGTGATTTATCACACACTTTATTATCTTTTTTATTATCTTCTTTATTATATGGGTGACAAGAATGTCCCTCCTCTGGTGACATAGATGTCCCTTCATGGGGACAAGGATGTCCCTCTGGTATAATTTTTGTACTACTAATGTGGATAACTTTCCCATCAGCATCTGTGTATAAATTATCTTCATCATCATTAATTTCTATTGGAGTTTGTATAATTTTTGTAACCTGAATTAGCCTTTTTCCTTTTTTGTTTTTATATCGTTTGATATATCCTTTTTCTTCTAAAGAATTTATAACGCGCTTCATATGTCGTACTGAATAGTCACCATCAGAAGATGAAATCATCTCAGCTAAATAAGCATCTGACATCTTGATAGGCATTCCAGAAAAATAGAAAGAATAAAAAACAGAAAAAATTAATTTTTCTAGTAAATTCAAGTTTTTATCTTTAAGTACAAAATATTGAACATTAATATAGGCGGGATGATTAAAGTTTTTGTTGCTAATTTGACCAATCATTGGTAAAATCCTTTTGTTGTTGTTGTATGATGCAAGCCCGATTGCCGTCGGGAAAGCATGGAAGCTGTATTTTTACAACTACTCTTTTAAAATATCTAATAAATCAGTTTTAAAACTAATATCTTCAACACATTTAATTATCATTGCTAAATCATGCTTATTCAAACTTTGTCTATAAGAATTCACAAAACAATCTAGTTGGCCTATATCAAGGGCTAATTGTCTTCCGAAATAATTAATGAAAAACTCTTTATCAAATTTTGGCATGTTGTTATACTCCTTTTGTTATATTCCTTAAAATAAGCATTTTTCAAAACTCCTTATTATTTTTGTTTATCCTTAAGCCTCATCTCCCTGAGGCTTTTCATTCTATGTCAACTTAAAATTAATTTATAGAGTAAATTGTTCTTGTGTAGATCAAAATTAACATTTATTTAATCAGTTGCTTTTTTTCAATTTCCATTCTTGAATAACACGTTGCGTCATTTTGTGTAAATCCATCTTGTAATTAAAGTTTATTTTTACGCCATGTTGCAATCTTTTTGTTTTGTAATTCAAGGATTTAACTGTTTCAACTAACCCTAAATTAAGTAAGTTTATAATCGCATTATTAAACACTTTGTCTTTAATTGGCTCCATACCTTCGTTTAATCTCAACTCATCTAAACGCTCTTGTACTTCATAATAAACTTGATTACACTCTTCATCACCATCTAAAGTATGTAATGCCATGAGCATACGCACAATTTCTTTTTCAAGTTCTGATGAGCCAAATTCAGCCTTGGTGCACATTTCATCAAGCAATTCTTTAGTTTCAATTTCATCTAAAATTAAATCATGTTTTTCTGCTAAGCCCTTTTGTGTTTCTTTTATTCGTTCTTCAATAGTCATTGAAAATATCCTTATTAAGATGCAATTAATCTATATGCAATTGATGTATCAGCGCCATCTGTATCTTCTTCTAGCTCTTTAATAAAACCCTTATCAGTTAGTTGACGTAATATTTCTGTGATTTCAGGAACATCTAATCCAGCAAATCTTGCAAGCTTATATTTCAATACTCTTACATTCATGTCTTCATCGCACATGTCAGCCATTCCAATTAACACAAGTTTTTCATGTGTTGTTACTTTATCTGGATGCTGCCTTAATGCCCAACTCAACGCTTTAATCATTTGCTAATTCCTTTATTTTTATTAATACCTTGTTTGGTTTTTTCGCTATGATGCGTATATCTGTCATATAAATCTTGAATATTTGCTTTTAATACACCCCCTGATAGTTTTTCAATTTCCAGTTGTTGCATATAGGTTATATAACCTTTCTTTTTCCAATATGTAAAATTTTGTCGGCCAATTCCTAGTAACTGGCAAACCTTATATTCACTCTTGAAATGATGTAAAACTTCATCTATAGTCATTCTCGTACCTCCTTTAGCTAACTATATTATAATAAATATTCATCGTCAAATATAGTTTGACGAATAAAAATATATTACGTATAATTGTTTTGTTAATAACGAGTAGCGGAGTTCATAAAATGAAATTTGAAAACGGTATACATGCAATTACCAACGAGCAATATCACAGCTCAGAAGGCATCTCACGAAGCGATTTGATGCGTTTCAAACGCTCACCAATGCACTATAAATACAAGCCTGTAACAGAAGAAACCGAAGCTTTAATCATCGGTGAATTAGTTCACACATTAGTTTTAGAACCAGAATTGTTTGATATTAAATTTGTTTTAAAACCAGCTTTAGATAAATTGCCGACTGAAGTGCGTTTAAAAGATGTTGGCAAAGAACAATTTGAAGCTTACAAAGCACAGCGCAAATTTATACAAGATAATAACAAAAGAATTATGGATGAATTTGAATTAACTAGCGTTGGTAAACGTGTAATTGAATCAAATCATTACGCTAAAGCTAAAACTTATGCTGATGCTGTTAACAACCATATGTTTAAACAATACCTATCACAGGGCTATCGTGTCGAAAATTCCATATTTTTTCGACATGAATTAACTGGCTTACAATGCAAAGTACGACCTGATGCGTGGCTAGGTGATATTGTTATCGATTTAAAAACATCTGCTGACGCATCATTCAGGGCATTTCAATCAAGCGCGATTACTAACGGATACTATCTTCAAGCGGGTATGATTAAGCGAGCCTTAGAAAGTTTAAATAGGCCTTTAAAAAATTTCATATTTGTTGTTGTTGAGAAAAAAGAACCCTATGCCATTGGTATTTATAAACTTGACGACGAAGCTTTAGAATATGGTGCAAATGAATTCGATACGCTTATGGTTGAATTACAAAAATATATCGAACGCAATGAATTCCCTGATTATGGAATACAAACTTTATCAATACCTGCTTGGTTGAAAACGGAGTAATTAAAATGACGAATGCTATGACAACTGTAAATGATGTATTAATGATGTGGGAAAACAAAGAGCAACTACAAGAAATTAGAAAACTATTTGCGCCAAAATTGAGTGATAGCGAATTTCAATATTTTGTGGGGCTTGGAAAAGCTACGCGCTTAAATCCATTTACCAAAGAAATATGGGCCGTAAAATACGGAAAAGATAAAGATGGCAACGATATACCCGCTCAAGTATTTATTGGTCGTGATGGTTATAGAAAAGCTGCCCAAGCGCATCCAGAGTATGACTTTCATCAAGCTGATGCTGTTTATGAAAATGATGAATATGAAGTTGTTAATGGTGTAGTACATCATAAATACAAACTAAATAACCGTGGCAAATTGGTTGGCGCATATTGTGTTGCTAAACGCCATAAATCATCACGCCCAATTTATGTTTTTTGTGAATTAAATGAATATACAACTGGCAAAAGTTTATGGGCTGAGCCTGTTTGGAAAGATAATAAATACGGAGGCAAATATAAAGAAGGTGGGAAGCCAGCAACGATGATTAAAAAAGTTGCTGAAAGCCAATGTCTTCGCGCATGCTTCCAAGATTTGTTAGGTGGCACTTATGCTGAAGAAGAGGAGTGGGAAGAAAAAGGCGAAAAAAAAGCGGAGCCGCCTCGTCCCGCCTTTCAACAAAATGATGAATTAAAAGACTTATTTACACCAACAATTATTGATGAACCATTTGAACATCCAAAAGCTACCGATGAACAATTAAAAGAAATTGAAGGATTGTTTACAGAGCTTGCTTTGACAGATGACAGAATCACAAAGGCTTTAATTGCTCATGAAGTTAGTTGCCTAGAGGAGCTTACTGAAACCAAGGCCAAAATACTTATCTATCAACTTAATAAACTTAAATCTAACTAATGGAGGCACAGGGACGTGATATTTACTAAAAGATTTAAAAAGTATCTAATCAATCGTAAATTAAAAAAATTAAATAAGGCACTAGTTGGCGCACAAGATATTAAAAGTTATTTAGTTTTAGAAAACCAACGATTAGATTTAATAGCTAAACTCAACAAAATAGGCGCAAAAAAATGATAAATAAAGCAATTATACTTGGTCGAATTGGTTTTATTGAAACAAAAAATCACAATGGCATGCAATACACTAAGTTATCAGTAGCTACCAATGAAAAATGGAAAGACAAGAATGGTGAAAAACAAGAAAAAACCATTTGGCACAATGTCTGCGGGTTCAATAAATTGGCAGAGATTATGGCTCGGTACGCTAAGAAAGGCGATATTGTTTATGTCGAAGGCAAAATATCTCAAAACAAATATAAAGATGAAAGTGGCGTTGAAAAAATTAGTTCCAGCATTACTGCTACTGAATTTAAAATATTAAATAATTCACCTCAAGAAGATGCTGTACAAACAAATCAAAAAAGTGGTAATGTAAAAACATCAGGGCCGCTACTCGATGATGACATCCCCTGGTAAAACGTCCGCTCTCTATCTAGCCGTCTTTGCACTCCTCAAGGACGGCTTCTAGCTCAAAAGATATTCTTGAATTTGTTTAATTGCTTCATCAGCACCCCAAATCACTTCTGCTTTATAACCATTTTTACGCATATCATCAATAAATTCTAGTTGCGCGGGGGTAGCTTGATTTTTACCAAACTTGAGTTCAATAAAAAAACCATGATATCCTCCTCTACTTACAGCAATGAAGATGTCGCTTGTGCCAGGTCTTAATCCCATACGTTTATAAATCGCTCCTAGCTGCGGACTACGTTTGCCATCATTAGGTATATAAATTGAATGTCTTTTAAGCAACGGATGTAATTTAATCCATTGAAACAGCTTAATTTGCTCATCACGCTCAGACATTAACTTACAGCCCTACGCAACCATCCTTTAATAAATTTTGAAAAGCTTGGTGTTTGCTCTACAAGTTTCAAATAAAATTGTACGCATTCATAACGATATGCAATTAAAAGCTCATCAGGATTGATGTTATTAATAGCTATAATACTTTTAGGGCCTAGCTTGCCATCTTCTGTTAAATCTTTACCAAATTGATTGCACGCTCTTTGTATGAGTTTTGCCGCTTGCATCAATCCTGCATTAACAGATAAATCAAAAAGTTTAGCGGCTATTTCATCGTCATCAATTAAATCACATTTTTGTTTAAGCCAAAAAGCTTTAAAGTAAATTTCTTTAGCATTTTCAATGGTGAGTTTTTTAATATCATCCTTATCAACATCGCCATCATTGTCAAAATCGCCAATGCCACAATCTTTGTAAAGTAAACTAAGAAAACGCAAACTAACGCCAAAATTCGTAGGGCCTCCATTATCACCTTGTATATCATTATACCCGCCTTCGTGCTTGATTGTTTTATCAAATGCTTTGCCATAGTTAGCCATGGTTTATATTCTCCTGTTTGTAATATTGTTCATCATTTTCCATTTGAACAACAATATCTTCACATACGCCATTCTCATTGAAATGCGACATTCCAAATATACGAACCGCTAAATACATTTTTAAACTCGTATATAATGAATTTTGTTCGTTTCGTAATAACCAAAAAAAGATATCATCAATTTGTTTTCTTGTTCTTTTGCTTGGGCAGCTATAATTATAATCATGCCATAAGGCGGGATATATAAAAGATGCTTTGTATGGCGCGTCAATAAACCATAAAACCCTGGGAATGCTCGCAAAATCAGTTCTAAAGTATGATGGAACCACAGAATATTCTTTATCTATAGAGTAAAAGGTATCTTCAGTTGTCATGTAATCATAATTTTGGTAGGGAAACACAGGGCTTTTTTCCATAACATCTACGTTATATTCTTCAATTTCATTTAAAGCTATGGTTCCTGTAAAAAAAACAACAGCAAAAATAGCAAAACCTATTAAACCATATCTTTTAAATATATCTTTTATTTTCATAACATCCCTTTATAGACTCTATATTAATTTTACGTCGATACCCATTACCAAAAAATCCATGTTTTTTTGTTAGATTAACTAATTCATCTAATTGTAACAAGACTGTGTAAAAATAAGCATGGCAAATTAGTATAAAAAATAATAAAACAATCAATTTTTTTGACAAATAATTATTATAGGCATGACAAAACATAGCTTGATATCTCCTTATTTCAAACTAAAGTTAAAAAAAAGCCCCAATTAAGGGGCCTTATATTATGGTGTTAGCGTCAGCGCCTGCCACGCAAAGACCGATGCCCCAGGGTCGCCAGAGCAAAGAACTGTGATAGTATTAGCACTAGGTGTTATTTTTTGAATCGATACAGCATTAGCACTCGATTGAATAGCAACGAAAGCTAAATCTGTAGCAGCCGCACCAGTTGCTGTAATAGTTACAGTTGCAGAGCCACCAGCTTCTGTATGTTTGTTAGCAAACTTAACAACTGCCGCAGGTTGTAAAGCAGTAGCGAGTTTTGCTTTGGTTACAGCAGCATTAATGATTTTAGTTGTAGTCACAGCATCAGCTGCAATTGTTAATGCGCCCGACGATGCTATTGTGGCATCCCCAGACATTGAAACTGCTGTGGCTACTCCCGCTGCGTTTCCCACTAAAATATTAGCATTAGCTAAAGGCAAAGTGGTGCTAGAAGCAACAAGACTCCAATTTCCAGAACTATAACTGATTTCAAGCCATGCAACTTGTACACTGATAGCGCTTGGGGAGGATTTGATGGTGACTAAAGCCATATCAGATTCTTTTAAGCTTGCGCCATCTTGCTGTGCTTTGTTCAAATAACCTGCTGTAGTTACAGTGGCCAAAGTATCATTTGTGTCAATGTAAACGATACGTGGTGTAACGCCTACAAGTCCTGTTACAGATGTTACAATATTTAAAATTGCCATGATTTATTTTCCTTTTTTTCGTGCCGCACGGATATTATCAACTAAATTAGGATAAGGCCTCCCCGCTTTTTTTGCCATAGCTTTAGCGGCCGTTTTCTTTTTTGATGATAATGGTTTAGATTTGCCTAATTTTGTGGGCCTAGGCTTGTCCCAGATTTCTTTTTTCATCTGCAATCCCATTTCTTAAGAGCCAATGCTTTGCGTGTTGGGCGACCTTTTTCGTCTTTCATAGGTCCTTTAACTCCAGACATACGAGCACAAAAAGATGAGCGTCTAGCAGCTTTCTTTGGGCTTTTAGCGGCAGCTTTAGCACTTACTGGCGCCTGAAGATTTCCACCTGTGGCAGCGTTATATTTAGCTCTTCCAGCAGCGGTTAATCCCCCAGAAGGATTTTTGTCTTTTTTAGTCATTACCACGGATGGTTTTTTTTTCATTATGCACCTGGCCAAACGATTAATGGCAAAGAAGCCATGAATGTATCTTCGTTAGGAATATCTCCCCCTGCATCAATTGCCATATATTCAATATAAACATGCTCCCAAACTTGGTCGCGCCATGCAACAAATGCTTCGGCTTCGGAATGCCATTGCACGTTAGAGGAACTAACATAACTAGCAATGCTTTGAGAATTACTATAGCCACGACTTTGAGCAGTACTATCAAGTAATGCACCAACTTTTCTGTCAATATCTGACTTAAAGGTTTCTACATCAAACTGTCGTTGATATTGTGGTATCTCAGCCTCGAGTTCTGCCTCACTTGGTTGTGCAATATCAGGAACCGCCCAGTGCTTAATAACGATTGGTGAGTCTTGAGTGTCTTGACCAAATTGTATATTTCCCAATTCAACTTGGTTGGGATATTTAATTTTACATACGTCTACAATGTTCATTATCTTCTTCTCCTTGCATAAATTGCGCCAAAGGCTGATAACCCAGCAGTATCAAAACTTGCATTAACAGTTAAGTAAATAGTTGTGCTACTTGCTACAGTATATCTAATTGTTGGAACTACAGCGCCCAAAGACAAAGGAATGCCTGTTAATAGGTTTGTGTAATCTGTGGCACGATATAATGCATCATTCAAAGTTGCTGAAACAGTATTGAACCCAGCAGTTCTGTAACCCAATCTTGTAGATAGAGATGCAGGAGAATATTGAATTTGCCCAAAAACATCCCAATCCCCTGCTGTGATTGTAATTGATGTGACATTCGCTGTTACGGTAGATGTAAGCGTCACTGGTGAAGTGTTGAACACCTCGCTAAATATTAACTCCCCAACATATCCAGCGGACGCATTGTTATTTGTCGTTGTCCCCACAATACCCTGAGTCGTAGGACTGAAAGTTAAACTCCCAGCAGTCCAGTTACTATTAGTCATACCTGTCCCACCCTGATTTACAGGAATAGGCAAAGTTAGATTAGTGGGAATGCCTATTAAATCGTAATATTCTAAAACAATAATAATACCTGACCCACCAGCGCCACCAGCTTGACCTCCAGGACCAGCCGTCCCGGCAGTCCCTGCAGCCCCTACGTTGTAACTATATGTAGATGATGGCGATGTTATAAATGCGTTAATACAAGCTCCAGCGCCACCACCGCGTCCTGTTTGACTATTAGCGCCTCCTGGATTTGATGCTCCAGCCCCACCAGAGCCAGAATTAGCTGCAGCGCTTATACCCACGACATTTCCTAATGCCGTGGCTCCTGCGTTGCCGCCAAAAAAAGCTGATTGGCCACCTGCACCACCAGTAAATAAAAAGGTTGTAAGAACCCCTTCTCCTTCTAACGAAGCATTTCCAGTAGACCCGATGCATCCAAAACCAATCGCAGGAGAATTCAAAGTAAAAGTACCGCCAGCACCACCAGAAGTTCCGGTTGTTCCTGCGCCCCCGACTCCGCCTGTACAAGTAAGCAGCGAAGACCCAAAAGTACTTGTACCTCCAGTTCCGCCAGTGGTTCCATTATTATTGTTACCACTGCCGCCCCCGCCACCACCGCCACCGCACATTAAAACTTGAATATATTTCACTCCTGAAGGCAGAGTATAAGTTCCGCTTCCAGATGTAAATTTCTGCACTGTAGGAGGCAAGACCGCGTATGTTTGTTGATTAGTAAATCCTTGTGACATTATTGTCTCCTAGCTATGCAAAAAGTTAATGCTTAAAAAGTTTGTGACAGAGTTATCGAGTGTTGTAGTAGCGCCGCCAAGATTACCAAAACCTTGAACGCTTACGGTATCTCCTGCTGTAAAATAATAAACTGTTCCTGCATTTAATGCTGGGGCGGTTGAATTATAAGCTGTCGGAGTTGTTAGGGTTGAAGCGATAACGGTGCTGTTTTGGTAAATGTTCATTTGCGTAATTGCGCCCGCACCATAGTTATAGTTAGTAAATTTAATATTAGCATTAACTATGTACCATCCAGCTCTAGGAATCGTATATAAACCTGTGCTTGTGCTATAAGCGCTTGCTGAATCATTAATCACATTAGAATATTTTACAACTGATAAGCCATTAACAGTAGTATTTGCTGTGTTTACATAAAATGTACTTGGAGCAACCGAGGTCCCTGTGCCACCATTACTAATCGGCAACGGCAAAGTCAAAGTCGTAGGAATGCCTAGGGTTTGGTAGTATTCATAAATAATAATAATACCAGCCGAACCTGCGCCACCTGCTGCTCCATTTGTCCCAACAGTGCCTGATGCGCCACCAGCGCCAACAGCATAAGAATAAGTTGCGGATGGATTTGATATGACTTTTCGACAATAACCACCGCCAGAGCCCCCAACAGTTCCTGTTATTCCACCACCAACATTTGTTCCGCCTGCGCCGCCACCGCCTCCACCAAAACCTGTTGCATTTTTACCAGTGTCTCCGCCATTTGCACCACCTAGGCCACCCCCACCATAGATTGAGTTGCCCCCAGCTGGTGCATAACCATTTGTTGCTGTACCTAATGAGGCATTACCCGGAAAGTATGGGGATGCTGTACCACCTGCTGCATTAACATCACCGCCAGAGCCAATGCCTGGGGAGCTTGCACCCCATCCCCCTGCGTTTCCTGAGGCTGCACCACCGACCCCACCAGTTGCAGAAAGACTTCCAAATGTAGTAGTTCCTCCTGTATTTCCAATACCTGCGCCAGTTGTACCACCACCGCCACCACCTCCACCGCCGCCGACTAATTCAACAACTAAATATTGCACGCCAGCAGGAACTGTATATGTCCCAGAGCCGCTAGTATAAGTAGTTACTGTTGGAGCAGATACTGCATATGTATATGGATTTACAAAGCCTTGTGTCATAACAATTCCTTAAGTATTTTCTACGCCAAATATATTAAATGAACAAGTTGCTAAAGTATTGTATACTCTAACAATATCCCCAGCCCCTAAAGTAATACCAATTGTCGTAGCAAAAGTATTGTTGCCTGATATTGCAATATCATAATACAAGTATTGCGCAGGAGTATCAGCAGCTCCAGCAACCGCAACACTAATTCTAAAACTTGTTGCGGTAGCACTTTGGTTTGCCACAGTAATTGTTGAAACTGTTGCTGTTGTCAAAGCAGGAACAGTATAAGCTGCCGTGAGAGTTGTAGCACTTGGTTTCGATTGACCTAAAATCTTGTAAGTTGTTGCCATATTAACCACCCATTAAAAGGAAAGTGAATGCTGCGCCAGTGCCTTCTGGGGCTGCTTGGAAAGTAGGAAGAGCACCTGCACCATTACTAGTTAAAATTTGCCCTGCTGTGCCAACACTAGCAATACTTTGTTGCGCACCCGTACTAGTAGTCCCACCACAAATTACCGCATAGGCTGTTGCTGTAGTTCTACCAGACCCTCCCGAACCTACAGGCAGTGCATTTGCAAGGGTTGTGACGCCAGCATTACTAATGCTTAATGCTGTTACAGGAATCAACGCGCCATTAGGTGTAACCATTAACTCCAATTTTCCGGGAGCAGAGCCATCAGCCAAAGTTCCAGTGCTATCAGCACTGAAGCGTATTTGACCAAAGATGCCATAGTAACTATTTAACCAGCCAGTCGCATACATGCTATACAATGGCATGTTTGCGGTGACAGTAGCGTGAGCAGAAGTATTAGAATTGCTTCTAGCTGCAATCTGCAATGGCTCCTGTGTGGTTGAATGCTTATGAATTGTAACCATTGCGGGGGCAACGTTACCGATATCATTGACACGGAATCGGGAATTAAATGCCACGCCATCAATTAAAATATTTCCTACTTCAAGACCTGGGTCTCCAACATCAACATGACCGGTTCCGTTTGGCTCTAAATATAAATTGCCGTTAGTTGTAACAGTGCTAATTGTGTCCGTGTTAATGTTAATATCATTAATTGTTACATTAGTCATAGTCGGAGCGGTATCACCAACAAACTTCCCTGTGCCA